TTAACAGCATAATATTTAGGTAAACCTCTTTTAGTAGAATCTGCTGGATCTACGTCATATTCTTGTATAAATGATGGATGTTTTTTGTCTAGATAATGATAGTCAGAGCTTGAATCTATAACAGCAAAACTAAAAGATAAGACATAATCAGATGGTGTAGCTATTGTTTTAGTGCCTGCTGTAAAAGTCAAAGCGGCTGTCTTTCTAAAATTATCAAACTCTACCTCTTGAAATATTTTATCCTCTGTATTTTTTATGATGTCATCTAGAGTCGAAACAAAAGTAGTTTCAGTATTTTGTAAATAATTTTTAATTAATGTTTTAAGTTCTGATAACTGCATTATGTAATTGTAACTGTTCCTAAAGCAGATGTAATTGTAAACCCTTGGAAACTGCGACCAACTATAGCTGTACTAGTAAATACTCTACCGTCCCCTGCTTCAACGTCAGTATCAGGTCTAGGATCGTATAGAGCCTCTGAATCTGATACATGTGTAGATGGTTCTAATTGTGGATGTTTTGGATCAAACTGGTCTGGCCCAACCTTAAGTCCGTTCCAAGTTTTTTTCATGTCTTTAAGCTTGTATCTGAAACCTGAAATGTCACAAATACCGTATGCGTGTTTACCAGTAGCCATCAATAATTCCTTATACTTGGTCTAACTCTAAATGAAGCTCTATCTTCGTCTTGGTCAGCAGCTCTTCTAAATTCTTCTTCGTAGATACTTTTAAGTTGTGCAGTTAGTTGTGGATTCTTTTTTATACTTATGTAATAAGCTAGTCCTGCCACAAAACAAGGAAACAACCTGAATGGCATATCCATAGTATTTTTAGCATCATCTACATCATCCATCCTTGTTAGCTTATTAAAGCGTATTATATCGGTTGAGTTTTCAGGTGTTGGGTAAATAAATAAAGTTGGATTATTTTGTTTATCTAAGAAATATTGTGATGGTTTAGACTTGGTAGCTTTATTAGGAATATTAAAAAACTCTGATCTAGAAAGTTTATCTAGTCTAACATCTGTTGTAGTCCCACTAACCGTTCTCCTGATAGTAACATCTAACACATCAATTACGTTTGTTCCTAAGGTATAACTATTCGTGCCTTCAGTAACGGTTTGTGTGCCTGTTTCGATAGTCCATTGATTCAAACCTCTATTAGCCCATTCAGCTAACATTAAGTTTGCAGATCTGATTGCAGTTTTAAGATCGTATCCAGTTCTGAGTTCTAAGCCACATCTTTCATATGCTTCTTCAACAAACTCTGTTATGTCTGGTTCGAAGTTTGTACTTCCTGATGTTGCCATTTTTAGTCCTCATATAAATTATTAAATGTAATTGAGGGATCTAGGTAACTTTCATGACCTTCTGCTGAATGTGCCCATTGAGACGGTTTAAAGTCTGGAGCACCCTCGCCAGTCACCCATAAAGCAGGGCTTGTAGCTCTTACTCTATTGTTAGGTAAAGCAACTAGATTACCTTTCCAATTACAATCTTCTGTTATATATAATACATGAGATTGCTTATGTTGTGCAGGGTCATCTGCAATAGAGTTATTTGTGTAGTCTACGGTAAATAAATACTTAGCTTGATAAAAATCACCATCTATCTTAGCTAACCAAGGTGAGGAGCTAACTCTGTCCATAACTACAACACTATGATCTCTTGATTCACAGTCCCAAGGTTGTGCTAAATGATCTTCCATAGGATCAGGGAAATCATCCATAGGTATATCTGCGACCATACCTTGTATGGGCATACGAGCCCACATAGCACCACCGTGTATGTTAGGTTCATCGTTATCTTCGCAATTAGTTTCTTCGCCTGTAAAAACTACTTGGAAACTTAATGATCTGTCAGGAATTGTATTAACGGCTATAGCTAAAGCATGTATATACTCGTCATGATATTTTTCGTGATTATGGGTAAATTCTCTTCTTACCCAGCATTTGAAATGCGGGATATTACTTATTAAATTAGGCACTATCTACTATATCTTGCTCTTCTTCTAGCTGCATTTCCAGCTTTCATGATTGAACCACCTTTAGACTTTCTCATGATTCTGCCACCCTTGGACTTTTTCATCATCATGCCGCCTTTTGATTTTTTCATGATGGAGCCACCTTTCGATTTCTTCATCATCATACCACCTTTGGACTTCTTCATAATTTTTCCGCCCTTAGATTTTTTCATCATGCTACCGTTTTTGCTTTTTTTGTAATGACCTGGCATTAATACTCCTAACTTATTGTAGTAACCTTCCTACGGTTACTCATTACTTTACCACAACCCTTTGCTATAAAACCACCTTTTTTCATTCTTACTTTTGCCTTTGGTGTATTAGCTACAACTGTTTTGCCTTTACGACCTGCTTTTTTCTTTTTCCTTGCGGTTGATGCTCTTTCTGATTTAGATAAGCTTCTAGCTTTTGCTGCAGGTAAACATCTATCTGGATTTTTTTTATCTTTACTAGTGCCGCAAGGTCCTTTAATCGCACCATCAGTTCCTATACGGACCCAGTTTTGTTCACGCCATTGTTTTAGTTGTCCCATTATCTTCGCCTGTCGGACATTATGGCACCTTGACCTCTAATAGAAACCAAGCCACCTCTAGCTTTTTTAACCTTTTTTCCTTTAGCGCCTTTAGCATAGTTTGGATCTTTGCAGTATTTAGAGGCTGCCATATTTGCATATGCAGAAGGATATGTATCAAAAGTTCTTTTGGCCCAAGCCTTACCTTTAGGGCAGATTTTTCCACCACTTTTAGCTTTTTTAGCAGAGCCACCTTTTTTGAATCCTACAGATTCTAAAGTTTTAGCTTGTTGAGCATGTGTCTTACTGGCTTTCTTTAGACCTTTGATTACTTTTTTAACTTTTTCTTTAGCCATATTTTGATTATATATCAGATTCAGGCACATATGCACCTGAGTCAATTAACTTTTGTCTGTTTAGCATGTGTTCAGCTTCAACATCAGCTTTGCTTTGGCCAAAGTATTTGACGGCTAAATTTTGTGCCACCATAGCTTGATTGATGTCTAAATCATCTACTACTATTGATCCTAAGACTCTACCGTATTTACCTTTAGAATCTTTTAGCTCACTACGTAAAATTATCTGTTTACCGTTTTTTATAGAATCTTCTAAGAATTTAGAAGCTAGTTTACCTCTAGCTTTTTCATCTAGATTTCTAGTTCTAGATTCAGGAGTATCTATACCATAAAGTCTGACACGACATTTATGTAAAATACTGAAGCCGAGGTCGAGGACACAATCTATTGTATCCCCATCGACCACACGAGTGACCTCGCATTTATATTCGTACATTATGCCCAGATAGCGCCACAGATGGTCTGCACTAAAGCATCTTCACCTGATACATCTGTAGCTGATCCACCATCGGATACAAACTTATTAAGATGTTTTACTTCTGTAGCTACTGTACCGTCCAAATGAGCATCAGATCCTGTTCCAGATAAAGTGTTTTCATACACTACCATCATAGTTGGGTGTTTAGCATTAGCTGTATCAGCTGCTGAACTATCTGCTAAAGGATATACTTCTACCCTTTGAACTGTTTTTGTACTAGAAATAGCCATTATTTTTTCTTCCTTTTAGTATATTTACGTTTTGGCTTCTTAACCAAATCTTTGTGTACCATTGTATAGGCTTCATTCTTTGCTGTCGATTTATCATCTGCGATATATCGACCATCTTCATCACGTGCTCTGACTTTTACCCAGCCAAACCAATTTCCAACTTTTTCCCAAAAGCTCATATTAGCACCTCCAGCGCCTGCGAGCCTGCCTGATTCTAGAGTTAGGATCATTTCTAGTTTTAGCAGAACTTCGTTTTAATTGACCAAGAGATCTAGCGCAATAAGATTTTCTTCTTTTTGCTGCTTTACTTCCTGGCTTAACTTTACCCGTAACAGCTGTTTTCAGCTTTGATCCTGGGTTTTTTCTTCTGTATGCTGCTACACCTTTTTTGGTCATGCCAGCACCAGCTTTAGTAGGTCGATAGTTACCACCACGACCTACTGTTCTTTTTATATTCTTAGCCATACTCTTTGACGAGTTCTAAGATAATAGAATATGTATCACCTGCAGAGTGACCTAATGTTGTAAAGAGAATATCTCCAGTCTTACCGCTTCCTGCATTATTAGGTATACCAGTAAAATTATCGTAGTACTCATCGCCAGTACTATCTGCTGGTAAACCTGTAATTAATACATTCGTAGTTGCATCAAATAATAAATCTACACCCATACCACGACAGGCCCAGTATATTCTTTGTACAGTAACACCTGTACAAGCCTCACCTTTTGCATTAGCTTGTAAAGCGGAGACATCAACTTTAACAACACCGCTTTCACCAGTCCCATCGGAAACATTAGTGAATTTCATGACGGCCTTTCTTTGACCGTCTTGAATAGTTTGTGTTGTTACTACGTCTGCCATTATTACCTACCTTATGAGTCAGCAAATGGAGTTACTAAAGTACCTGAACCCAGTAATATTCCTTCTACCATATACTTGTTATCTGCCACAGCAACAACATTGACCACACTACCTGCTAGTCCACCTTGGGTAGATCCATCTAGTGTAATTACATCGTTCGAAGCACCTGATATAAATGTTTTACCTGTAGCATTATTAACGCCTATGTATAAACCACCTACAAATTTGTCTGTACCATCAGTTTTAATATCTAAATCTGTAGCTGCTGTATCTATTACAAAAGTAAATGAAGCACCTAAATTATTTAGTTGATTAGGATCTGATGAATCACTCGGTACGGTTGGTACTATTGTTGGTAATGTAAATTTACCGTCCGCATCATTACAGACTAAAATTTTGCCTGCATGTGCATCTACTGTCAAAGTTGTATCAGCTGTTAAGCTTACAACTGCGTCGCTACCTGCTGAAATAAATCCACTTAAGGATTTAACAGGTCCTGAAAATGTCGATTTTGCCATTATAACCTCCTTGGTTACTACTTACAGTCTTGGCTTGTCTGCTAGGTCAGTCTGTAAGCATGTTTATTACCTAGAACTTAAGTTTAGCTTACAGAGTTTGTAAATACAATAAAAAAAGGGCTACCGAAGTAGCCCTTAACACTTTTACGGTTAAGTGTTATGCCCCTTGAGAAGCATCGACACATCTCCAGTTTGAGAATCCGAATGAATATCTCTCTCTAGCTTTGTATCTCATATTACCTGTATCGAAATCACCTTCAAGTGATGTCGCCATTGGGCTTCTAACAAAATGTTTGAAACCGTCAGGTACATCTGTCTTAATAAAGTAAGCATCAGGGTCATTTAAGTAATGATTTACCACATAACCTTCAGGAAGCATACCTTGATTTGCGATTGAGTTAATATCATTGTCAGAAGTTCCAACTCTACCTGGTGAGTTTAAAAGTCTGTCAGCAACAAATTGCAACTGAGGTGGGATAATTAATTTTGTCCCTTGTAGTGCAATTGCTAGACCTCTATCATCAACCTGAGTTGAAATTCTGATAAGTGCATCTTCTAATGAAGTTTCATTCAAGTCAGCAAAGGTAGCAGCTCTATTGGCTCCTGTACCACCGCCTGTAAGTGGGTGATCAGTTGCCACTAAAGGTTTTCCATCACCACCATTGAATGAAGCTGAAAAAGCATTGTTAAGAATACCTGCAGCTTTGATCTGCTTGGTGTTAGCCATACTTCTAGCTAGTGCTTTAGTATATCTAGATCCAAGTCTATCATACAGATTATCTTCTACGGCTTCTTCGGTTAAAGCAAAAGCTAGAGCAACTGTTTCATGCTCATATCTTGCTGTAAAACCTTCATTGGCGTTATCAAATGCCACACCTTCACCTTCAGGTTTGACTGGTGCATTACCAAAACCAACAATCATTACTTCTTCTTCAAATGCTCTATCAGAAGTTTCTTGATCGAATATTTCAGCGTGCTCGTTATCGTAACGGGCATACTCCATACCAAACAAGGCATTAAGGCCTGGTTCTAATTCTTTCGCTAATTGTGCTCTATTAATAGCCATAATTTACTCCTTATACTCCAGCTTCTATTTTGTAAGCATGCTCGTTAATTAAAACGATCATATTTACGTTAGCGCTGCCGAGTTCATTGTTTTCAGGGTCTTTAGAGACACCTACAATTCTATAGTTTGCTGTAGTACCTGAACTGCTAACAACTTCTGCTTTTGATTGGCCTGATAATGTTGAACCTGCTGTATAAGCAATATCAACACAAGCACCAATATCAGATCTAGCTAAAGAACCTGTACATTGAACTTCGTATAGATTAAATGGATTATCTTCCACAAATGCTACGATATCTCCTGTTGCTGTTTGAGCAGCAGGGAAATGGGCTGAATGCGTAACTTCTTTCGAAGTTGCATCGACGAATTTACATCCTCTAAAGATTCCTAGTATTTTTGTATCACTATCAGCATCAGCTACATCTATGAAACCGCCAGCTAACATTTTTACAGGATCTCCAGAAAATATGCCATTGGTTGAACCTGATTCGATATTGTACTCTGTTAATTTATGTTGATTAACGCCTGACAAATTACCAACCAGTTTGAATCCAAAGGCTTTATCTTGGTTTGCCATAATTATTCCTTAATTATTTTCGTTTACCGCCTCCAAACGTTACACTAGAAGTTCTCCTTGGAGACATTATTGGAGAACGAGCATCGGATTCTTTCATGAGGTCGTTATCTACAGCTTCTTGAGCAGAAAGTGTTCTATTTTCATAGTATGCGTTACGTTCGTTTCTTGTTGCCTCTGGAATCTTAGCTAATAGTAGACCACCTACAGCAACTACTCCTGCATGCTTACCGTCTTGAATACTTGGCAACTCAAAATCTCCTATCTCTTCAGACCTAACAAGTTCGAAACCTTCTCTGGTCCTAGACATAACATTTTTCTTGTCATCACTATTCAAAACCTCAGCCCTGATCCATCTATAGACGTATCCTTCGGGTGCTGGGGGTGTTTCTAACATACTTGGGGGAGCCCAAGGTTTACGTGCCTGATCTTGTGCACGAGTATCAGCAGAGCGGGATTCTCTGTTATTTTCAGGTTTTAAAAACCTTCCCTTATCATCTCTATTCATATTTTTACCTTTTTACGAATTTTGCGTACTCATTTAATGGTACGTTTAATTTTTTTGCCATCGCTACTTCCGACGGCGATAATCTTACTTGCTTTTTACTTGGTTTTGCAGTCGTATCTGCTCTTCCAGCTGAAGCAACCTTTTGTGTCGGTTTCTTACTATTTCCTTGTGGAAAGTCATTTGGAAACTTTTCACGCAGTCTGTTATCAATCTCAGTATAATACTCATCTGACGTAGGATCAAACTTCTCACGCACTAATTGTTGATGAATAGTAAAAGCTGCATTAGTTAATATTTCATCTTCCATAAACCATTCATTTTTTTCAGCCCACTCTTGAGCTTTTTCATCAGGCTCGACATGCTGTTGAGGCTGTGGTATTGAAGTTTGCAGATTTTGTTGTTGAGATTGCATTTGTGTTTGTTGTTCAATGTAAGATTTTGAATTTTCAATCTTGCTTTCTTCTACTGCTATTTTTGCAATAATGCTTTGTGCTTTGCCTACTTTGTCAAAATCTTGTTCTTCGTAAGCAGATTTCAAAGCTGCTTCTGCTTGTGCCTTTTGAGATTTAAGTCTATTTTCAGCTTCATCTA